CTGACGGGTACCTGTAAATATTAAGATTTTCGATTTAGCATAGCCTATTTGGTGTAAAGAAACAAGATGAATAACTTATTACATAATGATCCAATTCCTGAAATTGAGAATAATGCTCTAATTTCAGATCCGACTTTAATTCAAGATTATGCTGCTAGGACTGAATTCTCGTTCCCAGTAGTTTCAAGTTCTTTAGATGAAGAACAAAATATTGAATTGACAATTAAAATGGAAGGTGACTTTGGTTACATCACTGAAGCATCGACTATCTCGAGATTAAGGGTTGAAGAAGAAAAGATTTATGTAAAATTGACACAAGAAGAAGCAAAGTCCTTGCCACATGATCTTGTCCTTGGCCTCCTTAAAACAGACAACACATCTAGAGACATATCATTCAAGAAATTTGATGGCATTGATGATCCAAGATCAAACAATCTCTCTCCTGACATGTTATTTAGAACACATGACATAATAATTGCTATTGAAATAGGTACTAGTATCACAAAATCTAGTGAGAGGCTAGCAAAAGAAAAACTTTCTAAGTATAGAGATATAATGATGGAGAGATATCCTGCAACAAGATTCAAGTTATTTGCTATAGGTCTAACCGATACAGCTATTTCTTCAAATATCCTTTTATCTCATAGGTTAATAGCAAGATTGAGTCAAGCTTATAAGTTTGGTTGTTACTTGAAGGATAAAATCCAGAAACAATGTAAATTAAAGTTGGATGCGCTTCCAGATGAGAGAATAATAAATAATATAAAACGATCCATTGAAGAATTCTCAAAGAACAATTGGTGGGCTAATGATGAGCTCTCATGTCAGCAAGTTCCAAATGTCCCTGAAGAAATTCTAAAGAATAATATTCACGAAGACCTCTTCTCAGAAGCAGTAAAAGAATCAGTCATAGAAAACTTAACAGAATTCTCCAAATACTCAAAAGAAGAGACTGCAGAGTTTTTTAAAGAAGAGATTAGAAGTCAGTGGGGAGAAGGTTTGGAATTCTTCAATTCAGCAATTAGTTATCCATTTATAGAAGTCGAGAAAGTTCCCAGTGATTATTCTTATGTCTCAGCATTGATTTCAGATGGACCTCAGAAGAATGATCTAGCATTCTCTTATTATGATCTATGGTCAGAGGTCAATAAGAAAATCAGCATTAATCCTAAACACAGAGCACCTGAATCAGAACCAAAGAAGACAGAGTTTGAATCCATGGAGAAGTATCTAAAGAATGAGAAATCAATCAAAAACAGAAGAGATAGCAAAGATTCTTTTAACATATCCAAGCTAGAGAACATAAGGCATCCAGAATTTATAGTTGAAACAGGATTATTTGCAAAGAAACATTCTAATCTAATAAGAGAAACTGTAGTGGAACATAGAAAGATAAAGTCTCAAAAGGGATATAGTATCGATTGCAACACTAAGTCCATAAAAAGATTCATTAACAGCTACGATGCATTGTTAGAGTATTCTGAGACTTCCAATCCAACTTGGGAAAAGTTAAAGCTGATACTACAAGATAGTCCAAATCAACACAAAATCCACTTTGAAGACTATTTGCAGACTAGATTGTCTAAGTGTCTATGTTTTATAGAGGCACTGAGCACAGAAGTAAACCTATTTTCTAGATACTCAGGATCAGATGGCATGTTCCTAACCTATATAAGATCTTACAATTTACCTCTTATAGTCTATTCCACAGGGTCTGATAAACATGTGTTCTATTCTTTTTTAGTGCCATCAGCTTATCTAACTTATGAAGGAGGTAAAGGGTTATTCAAATCATTAATAAAGATAAATAATAATTTATATTCATCTCCTATTCTAAGTACAAGGAGGTCTGATTTAGTTCAAGGAGTTAATGTAAATTCTATGTTTTATTCACTCAGATCAGTTTTTCTTGAGACTTCAAGAAAGGCAATTTTAGGAATAGGAGAGAAACAAGATCTTTTGTTCTCTTTATTAGTTTATCTTGAAAATAAAGAGGAAACCTGTTCTGCTATTTCAAATATTAGATACTTATATCAAAAAATGTTTGAAAATCATCCTGATCCTTCCCCTGTGTTGAGCAAATTCCCTCAAATAATAAGATCTCCTTTACTAATGTTTGCTCTTCAAGGGATAAGTTCAGTTTTTCCTAGAATGATCAAGGGCAAATTGCCGAGGGTTGGTTCTAAAAAGAGAAATGAGTTTTGGAATGAGGATGAAGATTCAAATGAAATACAAACGGACTTATCAGAAGATAACTTATCAAATACACTATCATACATTAGCAAGGAAGAAGTGCAAAACTTTTCCTATTTGACGAATTTATACTATCTTAGCATGTTAAGAAACAAAGACAAAGAAGAGAAAATACACGGGCTTTCGAAAATCCTTCTTAAAATTATGAAAGAAGAACTAAAACTAAGACTAACTGAGAAATCTCGGATGACTGTTCCTCTGGATCTCACTAGTTATCTAAGCGGTCAAACTAATCTAAATAGCTGGGAATCACATGAATTCTCCTGTTCTTTCATGTATGATCTAGCACAGATTGTAAAGAAACAAATTCAAAAATCTAATAAAGAGTCTATAATTGGTGATCTGATTTACAAGAATCTTTCAAGACAAGATTTCTCGCAATTTGCCACTCTTAAAGCAAGTGCAGAAACAATCAAGGTCCATGTAGATGATAATTTCACAGGAAAATCAAAACCAAGAATAAAGACAACGGAAGCAGTGTTAAGAATCATGAATAAACTCTCTGACAACTCAATTGTAAGTCCATTTGAAATCTTAAATTTCATATTCAATGATATGATGGAAGAAAACGGAGGCCTGATTGTCAATATCTTTAAAAAGTTACAAGTTCAAGGCACTAGAGAAATTTTTGTAATGCCTATTGCTGGACGAATCTTGATCAACTTAATTGAGAATGTTAGTAGAACTCTGTGTAACATTATGCCCAATGAATTTCTCAGTAAAGGAAGAGAAAAATTCAATCATGTTAGTGAACATTTTTCAAAGGTTTCAGAACATTATAATCCAGTGGATTATAGAAGGTTTGATTTAACGATCTCAGGGGATGCTACAACATGGTGCCAGAGGTTTGTGATGCCGATTTTCGGTGTGTTTCTGTATAATATTTTAAAGGATATAGACGAGAAGTTAGCAATATGTATACTTAGAGTATTAGATCTTATAACAACAAAGAAACTAGAAATCCCCGATGATCTACTAAATATGTTTCTAAAGAACCAAGGAGTGGATTCTATTACGAAACCAGAACTCAATGAATTGAAGAAACAATTCTTAGGCCGAGTCAAAGAGTCTGATTTGTGTAATCACAACTCTAGATACTTGAAAAACAGATCCAACATGATGCAAGGTGTATTGCACTTTAGTAGCTCTCTAATTCACTCAGCTGCAATGCTCTGGCTAATCAAGAAAATTAGAGGACAATTTAAAAACTTATTTCCAAAAGACTGCAAGATATTTCTCACCTCGGCTGTTACTTCAGATGATTCAGGTCTTTTGGCCACTATATTGATTCCAAAAGAAGATCAAAGCTCAGTTAAACTTGTAAGAACCTTTTCTGAAATCATAAAAGAAGACTACAAAAAGACTTACACTCTATTTGCAATGAAATCCAGCCTTGAAAAATCTACTTACAACTGTACTTGTGGAGTGTATGAATTCAATTCGCACTGGTTTGTTAGAAATACTTCAATAAATCCATTAATTAAAGGAACAATAGCAAGCTCTCAAATTAGAATAGAGGAGACAACTTTAGCTCGAATGCATACAGATTTTGGTTTGACTCAATCTCTTCGATCAGACGGCTCATCAGTTTTACATTTAAATAATGTCCAGATGTCTCAACTAGTCAATCATTATAAGTGTATTGGATTGCATTCACAAGAAAATTCAGTGTGGGAGAAGATTATCCTGGACATTCTGTATCTGAAACATCCGATCTCATGGTTCTATATTCCCAACGATCCCTTGTTTATTGGAATGTCCAAGGTCTCATTTGTTCTATCAGAATTATGCGATAAAAACAGCAACACTAGGAAAGTCGAGGAATTGGCCAATAGAAATAGAGAGTTCGTTGGAGATGAGATAGAATATGACAGATTCAACATTATACTTCCAATGGGATCACGGAGAAAATATTACAAATTCTTAAAATCGTGTGGAATAGACAGAATTCAAGTTGGCGAAAAGATTACAACATCAGAAGTAGAATTTTTCTTGGGACAGCTGGATCAGAAGTTAGCCATTGAGTACAAGAGTATATCATCTAGTGTTGATAGAGGTTTTCGTACATACTCAGAAGCATCAGCATCATTACCAGGAGCTTATATGTGGTCTAGAGTATGCTTAGTCCTAAGTAGTAGTTCAGAAGTCTGTAAATGCAATGGTTATTATGTACTAAGTGAATTGAAGAAGCAAATCAAGGATTTATCTTTTAGGAAAAGATTAAACTCTACAACTCTGAAGAAAGAGAACTTTTCAGCAATAGATGAAGAATTTAAGTTTATAAAAGAAAACTATTCCTATCGAGTGATCGAAACGGGGCTAGTAAAAAGAAAAAAGCTTTTAAATTTTTCTCATGCACTAAATGATATAACTGATGTTGTCTCTCTGTTTGATGTATGCTCATACTTTTGGATGAACTTGCCAAATAGACATCCAGAATCATTGTTAAGATTTGCATTCTCTAGATATAGAGATCAATATTCTTGGCTACGAGAGAATATGACACTTTCTTTTGAACTCTTCAAGAGAATCTATGGAGAACAAACTGATATAATCAGGTTCTTCACCTTCATCAAACAGGAGATCATTAAGACTGCAAGATTCTCTATTATCACATCTTCAAAAGTTAAGAAAAACTTAAGAGATCAGATTATGGATTTAATTAGTAATGACTTCGGATCATACAAATCTCTTGAGTGGATCAAAGAAGATAAAACATCAGGACAAATTACCAAAGATGCTATGACTAAACAGATAAGTGATATAGGATCTTTGGCTATTAGTATTTCCACTATTCCCGTATCAATCTTTACTGACTGCTCTGATGAAAAACAAATAGATTTTCTTAGAGAAATGATTTGGCAGCAAACACCAGTGTCTAAGATCATAACATTTGAATCTATAATTAGAGGAGACTTTGCAAATATCCCATTAAGTATTAGTAGAAATCTCTTGGCCATGGCAATTCTTAATAAACTCAATGGTCCCAAACTAATTTTAGAATCACCAGAGGAAGTTGTTGAATATATAGATGCTTTGAGGCATTGTTCAGAAGTTTATCACCTCTGGAAAGAAAGAGATCCAACCTCAGATGCTTATTATCTAAGAGCAATTATGTCTGACTCTTTTATCGAACTTACATGCTATATAGTGGACGGCCACTGGGAAGTGCATAGAGTGAAAACAAATTCAATTAGTAAACTAAAGATGTGCAGCACAACACTCAACAATCTCTTATTTCAAAATCAAATGAGACTAGGCCCTACAAGAGATTATGGTTCTGCAGTCCTCTCAAAGGAAGGATCATCTAAGTACGAAATAAAAGAATCTGGAGAAGGTGTCAAAATAATAGAGAACTCTCAGTTGTCTTTCTATCCAGACAGAATTAATTTTACAATAAAGAAGACAGAGGGAAATGTAGCCATACATACAACCTTCACAGATGACAACTATTTAGATGTCTTAGATTTTAAATCAATATCTCAGATCGATCAGGCAACTTTCAATATGGAAAAAATTATTAAGGAGGACAAAGACCTGTTAGCAAAGTATGAGAAAATCTTTGGTACAGAGCCATCTGATTCATATCCTAATATGACTTTGACAGATGAACACATAATAAAAGAAGAATACGTATTGAAAACATGGGCCGAAGATAAGTCAGTTGATCCTGAGTACTTCTTTGAGATGCTGTGTGATCCTGCTTATTCTGATTGGCTCAAAACCTCTTTTCTTGAAAGATTGGAAGGGATAAATAAATTACATTGCAGAAATAAAGTTGCAAAAGCGTTAGATAAGATTTCTATTAAATCAAGTAAAAGTGATGACAATGCTCCTAAGATTGATATAGAGGCTATTCTTGCAGCTATTAGAGCAGCACCTATATCTGATGTGACTTTATGGCAAAAGATTGAGGTTGATGAAAATGAAATCGATGAAGATGAAAGGATAGCATTGTTTGATCTTGGGGAATTTGCTAACTCAATTAGTATGCAGAAAGATCGACCAGACTACAGTTACCTGATGTACACGAGAAAACTCTCTGCCAGCAGATTCTGGGACAAGACTATCAAGCACTTCGAAGATGAGAGCAACATGCAGTTCACAGAAATCTGGGAAAAAGGAATTCCCTACTCAGTTTTTAATGATATGGGCTATGACGCCAATAGTATAAAGCTGGCTGTGTCTGAATTTAACGCACTTTTTGCTGATGTCAACTTACAGTTTGTTAACGAAGCTCCTAGAAGAAAACTCAGAAAGATTAATAGAGTTTCTTAAACAAGACAATGTAACAAAATTACTCCAAAGATGCGTGGTTCTGTTGCTAATAAGTTAATGATTCGAGCCATTTCTCTCTAAAATTTGGCACAAAAAAACAAGAATCTTATTAGGACACAGG